GCGTCAGGTTCATTATGCGAAGCATTATGGACTGCATGCGAATCAGCACCAAACACAACATTGGCAGTTTCAATGACTGCGGTGACTGGTGCAGTGTTTGCATTCAACGTCATGCCAGTATTTCCAGCGGTCGGCGGGTCAGCACCTGACGCGCAGACAGTTGACCTATCATTCATAGTGGTGGGAACACCTACTGAAACATTCAGTTAAAAACTAACAATCGGGAGAAAAATGAAACTACCAATCACAATTGAATACAACAACGGCGACCAAATCACCTACACGGCGGCACCGCCTGAATGGGTGAAATGGGAAAAGCAAACGGGTCACACCATTGCCCAGGCGCAGGAAAAGATCGGAATTTCCGACCTGGTATTCCTTGCCTATCACGCCATGAAGCGAGAAGCAGCTGGTAAGCCAGTCAAGCCAATCGAAGCATGGACGGAAACTATTTCCGAAGTGATCGTCGGTGAAGCAAACCCAAAAGTTACCCAGTCGGAAGCCTAAGTCGAATCGTTTGGGAGATAGCCCTAGCAACGGGGCTATCACCAAATGAGTTTGAAAGTGCCGAAGACATTTTGACGGTCATTGAAATTTTGGAAAGGCGGGCGAATGGCTAAGGACGCAATTTCTTATGACAAAGCCGAATTGAACGCTATCAAAAAATCATTCAAGGCAATGAACGAAGAAGCGACAAAGCAAGCAAACAAGGCTTCAAGTGAATTGGCTGAATACGTCAAGGGAAAAATTGTTGACGCTGCTGGTCGTACAAACAACAAACTTGATGATCGTGTCGCTGCAGGTGCGAAGGTTTCCAAAGCGTCTAAAATTGGTGAAATTCGTTTTGGTTTTGCTGCACAAAAATTAAGCGGCGGCGGTACAACGCAACAACTTTGGGGCGGCGCAGAATTTGGTTCAAACCGCTTAAAGCAATTTCCAGTGTGGTCAGGTCGAGAAGGTCGCGGTTCACGCGGCTGGTTTATTTACCCAACGCTTCGAAGCGCACAACCTGAAATCGTCAAACGCTGGGAAGAATCCTTCTCAAAAATTGTGAAGGAGTTTGACTAATGGCTGGCAGTCGTACCCTTAAACTTTCCATTCTTGGAGACGTTGACAACTTAAACAAATCGCTGAAAACCGCGGGCGGTGACGTTGATTCATTTGGAGACAAGATTGGCAAGGCTGGTGTAAAGATCGGCAAGGCGTTTGCCGCAGCTGCTGCCGCTGCTGGTGCTGCCGCAATTGCAATTGGTATCGAAGGCGTTAAGGCTGCCATTGCTGACGAAAAGGCACAAACACAATTGGCACTTGCGTTGGAAAATGCAACGGGTGCAACACAGGCACAAATTGCAGCGACTGAACAAAGCATTCTTAAAATGTCATTGGCGACTGGTGTTGCTGACGACGAACTGCGCCCGGCACTTGGTCGTTTGGTTAGATCGACGGGCGACATTACAAAGGCGCAAGATTTACTTTCAACCGCCCTGGACATTAGTGCGGCAACGGGCAAGCCAGTCGAAGCAATTGCGACTTCACTTTCAAAAGCCTATGACGGAAACACTGCTGCCCTGGGTAAATTGGGCGTTGGGTTATCAACTGCCGAACTCAAAACAATGTCATTTGAACAGGTTCAAGGTCGCCTGACTGAATTGTTTGGTGGGGCAGCAGCCAAAAACGCAAACACTTACGCGGGACAAATCGCACGCGTTCAGGTTGCCTTCGACGAAGCGAAAGAAACGATCGGCGTTGCGCTGCTTCCAATCCTTGACACACTTTTGAAATTTATCAATCAAAACGCATTGCCAGCAATTAACGCCTTTTCAAAAGCCTTCAGCCTGACCGACGGTGAAGGTTTTGGCAAGGTAATCACCGACGTTGGCACGACATTGAAAAAAACATTTACACCAATCATTGAAGGCGTAAAGTCGGTTTTTGATAGCGTCAAAACTGCGGTCATGAATAGCAAGGACGAATTCAAAGCATTTTGGGACGTAGTCAAATTCATTGCGCCGTTGGTCGGTAGGGCAATTGGCGATTCATTGAAAGTTGTCGGTGACATTGCTGAAATTGTTATCACAATCATTGGCAAGGTTTTGGGTGCGATCAAACCATTGCTGAACACTGCCATTGACGGAATCAATGCAATCATTAAGGGATACAACGCAGTGCAGTGGGGCAAGGACGTGCCGCTAATTCCGAAGATCGGTGGCGGTTCAACCGCGACGGGTGCGTTGGGTAATTTTTCAATGTCAACGGGTGGCGTTATGACGACCACGGGCGTGACCACTGGTGGCGGAACTACAACATCAACCAGCGGGGTCACAGGCGGTGGAAGCACTGGTCTAGTCACTAGCGGTGGGGGCAGTGCAACAGGTGGGGTTGCGACAGTTGCCAAAAAAGCAGCTGAAGCAATCACCAACATTGCGGGCGCGTTTGATAATTTCACCAGCGGCACGACAACACTGGCAGGCATTGAAGCGGCTTCGACAAGCGGCTTCCCATTTGGAACTTCAGGCGTTAACACCAACACCCTTGCGGGAATCATGGCAGCGTCAAGCCGTCCAAGCGTGACCGTCAATTTCAATGGCGTTACAACCGACCCTGAAGGCACTGCACGCGTTTTGGTGGACACCTTAAACAATTCCTACTACCGCGGGACAGGCGGCGCAGGCGCGCTGATAACCATTTAACATGACACAGTGGGCACCTATTTGGAAAGTCGAAATTGACGGCGTTGAATACACTTCGGCGGTTTTGGCAAACCTGGCTATTCAAAGCGGTCGGACAAACATTTACGAGCAGGCGCAGGCGGGTTATAGCAACATTCAATTGATCGACGTGAACCAGGTTGCAATTCCCGTCCACATTAATTCAACCATTTCCATTCAAGTCAAAAACACGTCAAACACATTTGTGCCAATCTTCGGCGGCAACGTCGTGGACATTGGTTTGGAAGTGCGCGACGTAGGTTCGACCATGTTCACACAGACCTATTCGATCACGGCATTGGGCGCATTGGCGCGTTTGCCAAAAGCCTTGACCAACGGCGTGCTTTCCAAAGATTTCGACGGCGATCAAATCTGGGAAATCTTGTCTGACCTTTTGCTTAATACTTGGGCAGAAGTGCCAGGCGGGTTGACCTGGGCAACATACGACCCAACGACAACCTGGGCAGGGGCTGAAAATGTAGGTTTAGGCGAAATCGATCGTCCAGGTGACTACGAATTGGCAGCGCGGTCAAGCGATCGCACCGACGTGTATTCATTGGTTTCAGCATTGGCGACTTCAGGGCTGGGCTACATTTACGAGGACGCGCAAGGGCGGATTTCCTACGCTGACGCAACGCACCGCAGCCAATACCTTCAGACAAACGGTTACGTTCAAATAACGGCTAATCAAGCCCGAGCAGCTGGTCTGCGCATTGCAACGCGCGCAGGCGACGTTCGAAACAATTTGACAATCAAATACGGCGCAACCAGCAGCGCAGAAAAATCTGCCAGTGACGCAACTTCAATTTTGAATTACGGCACACTTTCCCAAATCATCACGACAACGCTTCACAACGCAACTGACGCGGAAGATCAGGCAGACTTTTACCTGGCACTTAGAAAAGACCCGCAACCAATTTTCAAAGAAATTACCTATGACCTGACAAATCCTGAAGTGGACAATTCTGACCGTGACAATCTGATCGGCGTTTTCATGGGCTTGCCATTGTCGATCAATGACCTACCGTCAAACATGGGTTCGATCTTTCAGGGTTTCGTCGAAGGCTGGACGTTCCGTGCGGGTTACAACACCCTTTCGGTTTCCTTAAATCTTTCGCCTGTTGCCTATTCATTGCAGGCATTGCAGTGGGACGAAATTTCCAATTCATTTACCTGGTCGGGCGTGTCGCCAACGCTTGACTGGGCGCGTGCAACAATTATCACTTAACGAAGGAGACTCAAATTACAAACCCAACCACCCCCTTTTCGTGGCAAATGCCGACGGCGAGCGATCTCGTTA